GTAAGATCTGGTATGGGTCTAAAAGAAGAAACCGAATTCTATAAGCATGTGCAATTAGAATCTGTAGGCGATCTACGAGAAAAATATATTCAAGGCGAGATTTATAATCTTGGTGAACGTTTACGCATTAAAGATACCGATGAATTAGCAGAAGTCACATTTCGTGGACCTAATTATTTGATTCTTGAAAAGGAAGACGGATCTATTGTAAGAAAATGGATTGAGGCAGTTGAATCACTTGATGAAGCAGTTAAAAAAGTTGCAGGGCCAAAATGGAAAAAATCTGGTCCTAATGGAGAAAAAGAAATTACATTTTCTACTGGCCGCCGATTCCAAATAGAAAAACAACTTGATCAAAATGAGCGCCATAAAGGCGAATGGAAAGTTATGGAATGGAATAAGCGTTCACGTGATTGGGATTGGCATGAAACATACAGCCCGCAATGGCATGCGAAAGCAATGGTCATGGAACTGGGTAAATATGATTCCAAAGGCAAAAAAGTTACTGAATCTATTGAGTCAGTTAACGAAGATCCTACTCAGTTAGCACATGATGTTGTTACTTCAGCAGAAATGCTGAAAGGTCTTGGTATTACAGCGGCAGGCGCTGCAATAAAATACGGCATCGCAGACCCTATTACTAAAGTAATACAGACAAAAGGTAGGAAGATCGTAGATAAATTTAAAGCAAACCGTAATAGAAATAGACCGGTATTCGCTGAACCGATTCCTCGTGATGGAAGAGTTATGAAGACAATAGGTGAAGATGCTGAGTTAGATGCTTATAATAAGACTGGATGGGGAACTAAAGAAACCACTAAAAGATGGGTAGGTTCTACTCCAGGTCAAGTTATGCCAGATGTCAAACCAACTCCAAAGTCTAAAACTAGAACAAGAAAACATCCAGGTAGTGATGTATCAGACGCCGGTGGTATAGGTGAGGGTGCTATGAAACGGTCAGGTCCAGATATGGACGGTTACGCACCAGGAAATGATAAAGCCACTAATAGTTATTCTAAAATTAAAAAGGGTTTAGAAACATATGGAAAAAAACCAGATCCAGTAATTAAGACAGCAATGGCTGCAAGATCTAAAGCTCGGGTACTTTTAAAGGGTTCAAAAAATGACTAAGGCTCTATCAGAAATATTTGGTTTTGGACAACCTGCTACACCTATGACTCCGGCTGAAAAGGCTGCAGAAAGAGAACAAAAAAAGAAAAAACGTGAAGAACTGAAAAAACAACAGGCCGCTACTCGGGAAAAAAGAAAAGAAGAACTCGATAATAAACGCGCAGCTGAGAAAAAAGCTAAAGAAGAACGTCATGATGCCAGAGTCGAAAAACGGGGAAATAGACAGGTCGAGTTAGCTAGACAAAATGCAAGTGGTGCTAAAATCCGAGCAAGAGCAGCTAGTAAAAGACAATTAGTAACTGGAAAAGGTACTACTACATCCTCAACAAAATTAAATAGAGCAAGAATAAAACTTGCTACTGCTAAAAATGCAAGTTCGTATAAAGCAGCTGCTACTTCAGCAAAGTTTCATGCTATGAGAAAAAAGATTAATTTACAAAAATCTATGATGAATCAATCAACGGAGTATGATATGTCAGTAGTAGAAATAATTAGTGAATCATGTATGGTTGGTCTAAATGAGGATATGTATTTTAAAGTAAAGATTGAAGGGTTACCTACGATGTATGTTAATTCTGCAAATAGAGAAGAATTAAGAAAAGATTTAGTTGGTCTTCTTCGTAATCCATCAAAAGCAGTTGGCGATATTAAAAGAGTTACACCTCAAGAAGTTAAGAAAAGATTACGGCTGCGGTCCCAAGGCAAAGAGGAAGAAGAAATGAATGAAACTTATATAAAGTTTGACCAACCTAAACTGAAATTTGTTAGCAAAGGTTTTATAGGTCGTAAAGAAGCTGAGCGTCATAATGATCATCTAGTAGGAAAGGAAGAAGCTTCGCATAAATCATTTGTTCAGAAACATAAAGATGGTAAATTTTATGTTGTTGACGTACCGGCACCTCCATCTAGATTTAAAAAAGAATCATCTGTAACAAGATCTAGAATTTCTGGTGAAATGGATAAAGCAAGTGGTCGTACACAAACTGATAGAGAAAAAGATGCAACTAAAGCTTCAAAGGCTAGACAAGATTCTGACAACGATTTAGCAACATTTCGTAAAAAGAACGCTAAAGTATTACAATCATCAATAGATGAGGTAACTGCAAGTGATGTAACAGCCGCATATCAAAAAGCTATGATGCACCCTCAAGGATCGCCTGAACGAAAAGAAGCAATGGATTATTATAATAGTGTAAGAAATAGACATAAACATGATCCTATTGATGTAGGTGAAGCAACCGCAGATGTTATTAACAAATTAAAAGAATATTATACGAATGAATCTAAAGCATATTATGCTGGTCTTTCAAAAAGTACTGCTGATGATCGTAAAGCACATTTTAAAAAGCATGGCAAAAAAGCAGATGATGATAACTCTGCTTATAAGCCAGCTCCTGGAGATGATACAGCAGAAACCGAACCATCTATTCATACTAAGAAAGCTGCAGCAATGGGCATGGGCCCAAATGAAGCTGGATTGTGGGCAAATATTCATGCTAAGAGGAAGCGCGGCGAGAGAATGAGAAAGAAAGGTGAGAAAGGTGCACCTACACCTGAAGCTATTCGTAGTGCTCAAAAAGAATCATACAATATAAATGAAAATAAAAAGGGTTTAGAAAATAAAGCTGAAAAGTCTGGAATGCCACTTGGTGTTTTAAAGCAAGTATATAACCGTGGTATGGCTGCTTGGAAAACTGGTCATAGACCAGGTACAACTCCAGAACAGTGGGGCATGGCTCGTGTAAATTCATTTATTACTAAGTCTTCTGGTACTTGGGGTAAAGCTGATAAAGATTTGGCCGCAAAAGTTAAAAAATAAAACATAAGGAAAATTAAAATGTTTGCAAACGACGACAATGAAAAAAACATTAAAACATATGCTGCTCTTTTGCAAGACATAAGAGAAGGTAAAGAATCTACAAATGAGAAATCACTTTCAGAAGAATTAGATGATATTTTATTTGATTTAACTGAGAGTGATTTAAACCAGTTATCAGAAGGTCCATTTAAAGGCCTTGGTAACCTTAGTAAAATCTTAATGAAAAGAAAGCTTAAAAAACAATTTAGAAAATCAGACCTTGCAAATTTCGATAATTCAGGAATAGACACCAGCGGAAAAACACCTGATGAGATTAGGCAAATGCAGTCAGATTATTATCATGACAATATGGATAAGGCCGCTAGAGCAAAAAAAGCCATCGGTCGGTTATCAAGACCTGCACAAAAGGGTTCCGTCAAAACAAAGCCTTTGTTTAAGAAAAGATGAACAAATGAAAACATTTAGAGAGCTATTAGAGAATAAAGAAAATGAATATAACAATGAAGGTGGCATGTCTAAAGGTCAACTTAAGACCATGATTGATGCTGCTCAAGAGTTACATGATATGCTAAGTGATAACGATAATATGCCCGAATGGGTTCAATCAAAAATTACAAAAGCTACAGATTATATTGATACAGCTCGTGACTATATGAAAAATGAAATAAAAACAGAATCAGTTAATGAAAAAAAATCTGAAACTTGGGAAGCTGGTTATAAAAGACGTGTTGTAAAAACTACAAAACCTGAACATAAAGAAAAAGGCTATAACTGGAGAATCAAAGGTAAGGAAAGACCTGAAATTTCTATTAAACTATATAAAGAAAAGCCTTCACAGGAACAATTTAATAAGGAAATGGCAAGAGTTGCTGGCCATGAGTTTGGAGGATAACAATGGATACTTTTAAACAATATATTTCTGAACGTGGGGCAGATTCCAAAGGACATTTTAGAGCAACTGATAAAGGTGCTGGTATGACTCAAAAAGGAGTTGATGCTGCTAATAGAAAAAGTGGAGGTAATTTACAAACCGCTGTGACTGGTAAAGTAAAAGCTGGTAGTAAAGATGCAAAAAGACGGAAATCATTTTGTGCTCGTATGAGCGGTATGAAAGGCCCTATGAAAGACGAAAAGGGTAGACCAACACGAAAAGCAATGTCGTTAAGACGTTGGAAATGTTAATTAGTAGTATAGAACTGGAATACCCATATGGTCACAGACGATAGATCGGAAAAACGGTTGGATAGAATCGAAGAAAAAATCGATAAACTAACAGACGCTCTAGTAAATATAGCTAGATTCGAAGAAAAAATGGATGCTTATAATAAGTATAGAGATGACTCTTGGAATAGAATGAATAAATTTTCGGAGAAGCTTGATTGTATTGAAAGAAAAGTAAATGAAAACGCGAATACCGTTCACGTGATTAATAAGTTATTTTGGGCTATGATTGTTGCGGCTATTGGATCTGCAATTGCTCATTTTGGAATGATGTAAATTCAATAAAAAAATTATATAAATAGAACTATAATATCCAAGCTTGTATAAATGGAGACAAAAATGGAAACGAAAGATTTAAATAGCATAGGCTTGGCATATCTTGAGATGGTCGAGAAAAAAAATACTGAAGCAAAGAAGAATCATGCTAAGACTTTAGATAAAGTAGACCCTGAAGAATTAGAAGGTGATCACGAAGATCGCGATGATAAAGACATCGATAATGATGGTGATGAAGATAGCTCTGATGAATATCTTCATAACAAAAGAAAAGCTGTGAAAAAAGCTATTAATAAAAAAGATGACGGTGATGATCAAGATAAGTTTAAAGCTTATACTGGTGATGATAAAAATGATCAAGAAGGTACAAAGGTTAGTGAAGATAAAGAAGATAAGTTTGAGCCACATATGATGTATGATCCGAAAACTGGTAAAGGTTATAAGGCCGAAAAAGAAGAAGATCATTTGCGTATGAAAAAGATGGGATACACTCACGATAAACCAGAAGAAATTGATGAATCAACAGATTTACAAGAAGGTGCTGCACGTCAAGCCGCCTTCCATAAAGGTCTTATGGATTATTGTAAAGAAATCGGCAAAGATCATATGGATCATAAAGATTTCGCAGATCATGCAAAACATGTTAAAGCCGGTAACTGGGATCAAGCCAGAGATCACGCTGATGAACTGGACACTGAACCTAGAGAAAAAATTCATAGTTTAGCAATTGATCATTTAGGCCAAGGCGCTGCAAGCGAATTATATGGCGGTGATCGAGTAAGCCTATCAAAAAAAGAAGGAGATGGTAAATTGCATGCATCTTATAACGAATCAGTAAATGTAGACGATGTATTAGCACTTATCGATCAGGGCTATACATTAGATCAAGCTGAAGCAATGGTTGCAGAAGCTTGCGGCGGCGGTGGTGGCACTGGCGGCACGACGATGGTATCGTCACGGAAATATCCTGATGATAAAAAACTATTAAAAGCTTCACGTAAACAACCAAAAGCTGGAGATAATGATAGAAATATGGCAAATGATCAAAGGTCAATTCCAGCAAAAGGAGCAGATACTGCACCTGTTAGACCTGGTACAAAACAGCAGCAGCGCGATTTTGATAAAGCGGCAAGAATGGCTAAATCAAAAGATAAAGTGTCTGTAGCTAAAGCTCCTTGGGAATCTGTTGAGGTTGATGAAGGCTATGGTAGTATGGTATCACCAAAAGACCGAGCTCGCATAAAAGCGAGGGTTGATGCTAATATTAAACTTTCACCTGGCCAAGAGAAAATAGCAAAACAAACTCCGCCAAGAGATAAAATTACGAAAGATGATCTTGAACATTTACGTAAGCATGGCCATGGCAATAGTCCACAAAAAGAATCTGTTATGGATCGTGTTAGTAATATGGTTGAAGATATTCGGGTTGATATACAAGAAGATCGCGCCGCTAAAATCAATGAAGTGAGCAAGGAAACTCTTAGTAGTTATGCCAAAAAAGCTATGGATGATGTAGATACACAAAGCCGCTTCGCCACCGAATATGAAAAGCGTGGAATGGCAGCTAAAAACCCTGGAGTAATGGACAAGAATTTTAAAAAATCAAACCGTGCTTCAGATAAGGCTAGTAATCGTAAAGCTGGTATTAAAAAGGCTATTGATAAAATGGCTAAAGAAGGCGCGGGCGATATTAATAACCCAATGAAAGGTATGCCCCGCGGTGGCTGGCAAGGGAGTGGACCAGCTGAGCCAATGAGGGTAAAAACTATGGACCCAGAGAAAGAAAAAGAATTAAGAGCTGCAGGAAAACTATCTAATAGTGCAAATAATGCATCTCATTATGCTGGTGAATCTGTGCAAGAAGTCGCTGGAAAAAAAGTATTTATTCCAACAGATAGGAAAAGTCTACAGAGGTATCGCTTCTCCTCCGAATATGAAAAGCGCGGTATGAAATATCCATATGATGGAGACGATAAGAATTCCAAAAAAGCAGCCCGTGCTGAGATCCAGAAGATCCGCAACAGCGAGAACAGAAAGAAAGCAAAGTCTGTTCAAGAAGCCGCTAAGCCAACTGCAATTCATCACTCAACACCGGTAACTGCAGCTCAAGCTAACGATGAACAGGCAGCAGGTCGTTGGACTGATAAGGCTGGTCCTAATACAATGACTGAAAAAGAATTTGTTGATATGCATACTATTCATCCGGATGTTCTACCAGAGTTTGATGGTAACGTTGCGGCTAAAAAGACAGCTGAAGCTATTAAAAAAGCTCCAAAAGTATCACCAACACCTAATAAAAATCCAACTGCTGGTGATAAAAATAAAGTAAAATCTACAGAAGCTCCTGCAGCTAATGCTGGTGTAGTAGGCGAAAGCTATATGGATAAGTATGCTAAATACATTAGAGGAGAAATATAATGTTTGCAAATAATGATAACGAAAAAACTATTAAAACTTATGCGTCGCTTTTGCGAGACATACGAGAGGGTAACAATACGTATACCCATCATGTACCAGATCTTATGGTTCCCATGCGCGGCGATCATCCTGACGACCATGCTGAGTGGAAAGCGACAAAGGCTAAGGCTAAGGAAAGCGGTATAAAGATAACTAGACTACGCGATCAAAGTAGAGCAGAGACTGGTGAACATTATACTTTTACAGGAAAAAACCGTGAACACGTAACAAATTTCATGAGTAAAACTGTTGGATTTGATCCTAAGACTGATAAAGGTAATGGATTATAAAAAAAGCCTAAGAGGAGAAATGTAATGTTTGCAAATGATGATAATGAAAAAATTATAGAAACTTATGCGTCGCTTTTGCAAGACATAAGAGAAGGCAATAAAGCTGAGCAAGAAGCTGATAAGTGGGCCGAGGGAAATCGGTACCGGTATTCATCGCCACATATCCCCGATGCGAAGAATGAAAAGGATGATCATAGGCATCTTGCTAATGCAATAGTTCGTTCAAGCAGTAAATGGCCCAAGCCTGAAAATTTAAAGGCCACTCATTCAGGCTATGTATCTTATATTCATCACGCCGATGATAGAAATGTTGGAACCACAAAAAAACCACATTATAACAGAGGTTCGATTAAAATTCATTATAAAGGTGGAAAAATTCATTTGGATCGCACGCATCCTCACCCATCGCCGTTTGTAAAAATTATCCAACTACCGCTTAAAAGCCAAAAGGGTCACAAATATAAAGTAACAAAATCATCTTATTCTTATGATATGGATATCAACGCAAAAGAACATGCCCATGCGTTGATGTTCCAAAAGCCGGAAAAAGAAAAAGAATAATATAAATTAATAAAGTATAAAAACATAATGCAATTATTTGATGAAATAAATGATGACAATTTACTAATATTTGCTTCTCGGCATTACTACAATCCAAAATGTATTGATGTCGAGGAGTTTTATGAAGATCTGAATAGATTTAAGTATGTAAAAAGATTAGTAAATAGATATATTGAATCTGAAAGATTAGCAGATAGATTGATACTAAACCATCTTATTATTATTTTTAATGTTTTTGGAGTTGACGCAAGCATAAAGATTTTAAAGTATAAATTAAATAATGATCATTGGAAAGTAATAAAACCATTTTTGATATTTTTAAATCATATTAAGCCAACTGATTTTGTGGATATTGAAATGGATGATAAGATTGTACAAATATTAAGAAAGATATAAAAAATGGGATTTATTAAAAAGGCTGGTGATTTAGTATATACTTTTAGATTTTTAGCTCTATTAGTAACACCATTTGAAAAAACAAAGGCCTTTGAATTAGGTCTTATTGATAAAGATGGTAAACGTACTAAAACACCTGGCGATCTGGATTATCCAGAGCAAAGAGATGCATATACACCATTTATTCGTTTAGTATTTAATATTAAGCGTTTAATGGCTAAAGCTCCAGGCGGACAATCAGTTATTGCTCGTTATGGCGCAGCTTTATATCTTATTAAAGAAAATTTAGAACTATCTGATAAGTCAATAAAACAAATTACAGAAAAATGTGGACTTGATCCACTTGATTTTTTATCTGAACAAAGTGGTTGGTTTTTATTAGAAAGTGGGGCATTAGCTCCAGGATCATATAGAGTTAAAAATAATAAAATAGTAAATAGCACATTTGAAGAGGTTGTACGACCAAAAGATTGGATTCGAGTTGGAAATGACTGTTATCCTGTAGGTGAAATGTTTGGATTAAATGTGTATGAAGCTACGCATGTAAATACAAGACAAAAAGTATATATCACTATAGGGGAAATAATGTCATGATGACGCTAAAAAAATATATCAAAGAAATGGCGGCAGTGGCAGTTTCAGATTTAGATACAGAATTTTTAGCAAAGGCTCAAACATTAACATCATTTAATTTAAAAGGATCTGATTTTACTTCTTTAAAATATAAAAAAGAAATTCAACATTTATTTCATATGAAATATTTTCCAAAGTTTGATATGGATGGCACTATAAAAGGTCAACCAACTGTAGGCAAAGTTAATTCAGTTTTAAAGGAATTAAAAAGGATTGACTCAACCGCATTTGGAAAATTACATAAGTATGATATTAAAGGTGTTGGTCCTGGTGAAGCCATGTTATTCTTTATTTTAGATGATGCTCACTTAGGTGGTGGCTCTTCTGCAGGAGTTGATTTAGTAGTTGACGGTAAAAATTATGAAATTAAAGCTGGCAATTTTACTAGAGACGGATATATGGTTAACTATAAATTAGGTGCCACTATGGATATGACAAAAATAGTCGGTCCAGCCCTCGAACTTAAAAATATGGCAGACCCCAAAGGAGCTTTAGGCAGAGAAAAATCTGGTGTAAATCAGAAACAAATGGCGGCCATTAAAAAAATACCAAAGCTTGCGGCCAGATGGAAAAAAGAAGTTGAAACTCCTTATATCGATGCCGCTCATAAATATCTTTCTGCAAATCCAATTATCTTTATGGTTAATACGTCGCCCAAGAATTTGGCAGGAATGTGTCAAGCTATCAAAGTGCCTAAAAAGTCTGATATTGGATTAGATATGGTAACTCAAGGAATAATCAAACCAAAGGTGAAGGTATGAAAAACAAACTAGCACAGATGAAGTCTTTGAAAGAGGCTCTAAAGAATTATAAGCCTCTTGAAAAAGATGATAAAAAAGATGAAGTTCAAGAAGATGCCCCAGCTAATTCAATCAGTGCCGGTGGACCAGTTGCTGGCCACGATAATATTCCGCTTGGTCATGAAATGATGCGTAGAGTCAAAGAAGTTCCAGTAACTGATCGTAGATATAAACTCAATAGTTCAAAAGCTAATACTTTAAAGAAAAAATATAGAGGTAAAGAACTATTGTTAACTACATTTAAGAAACACGCATACGGCAAGTAAATGCTTAAAATTTATATGATGATATTTGTAATCGGTTTAATAGGCTCTATAGGTTATGGAGCCTATGCTACGTGGAATCATATGCAAGCAAAAATAGAAATATTAACAGCAAACAATGCTAAGCTTGAAGGTGCTGTACAGACTCAAAAAGATACTATTGGCGCGCTTGAGTCTGATATTCAAGCAGTTAACAATGAATTAAAAAGCGTTAATAAACAAATGACCCGTACACGCACGCGGAATAAAATACTTGCAAAGAAATTAGAAAGTTTAGATCTTGGTTTGCTTGGTGCTGAAAAGCCAGATGTAGTTGAAAGATTAATTAATAGGGGAACTGCCAATGCATTAAGATGTTTTGAATTAATGTCTGGCGCTCCATTAAGTGAAAAAGAAAGAGAAGCAGAAAATGGAAAAGCGTTTAATCGTGAATGCCCTTGGTTGTTTGATACTCTTGTTGACCCTGAACGGTTGCAGCAGCTTGAAGAGACTTCCCGAAACAGTAGAGATTAAAACTAAACCAGTCGAAAGACCTGAACTTGTTTTACCAGAAGCAGATCAAATTGATCAACGTGATATAACATGGGTTGCAATAACCCCAAATAATCATGAAGAAGTTTTTGATGATCTAAAAAAGACAGGTGACGATCTAGTTTTATTTGGATTAACTGGAGATGATTATGGAAAATTGGGTTTGAATATATCTGATATTAGAATGTATATAGGTCAACAACAAGCAATCATACAAGCATATAAAAATTATTATATTGAAAGCGAAAAAACAATGGATAAGGCAGTTACTATAGAGGAATAATAAATGGATTACTTATGGATTTATACTAGCATTGCTGGAGCACTTCTTGGAGCAGCATGTTTAGCTTATATAAGAGATACTAGAATAGGTCTGTGGGGATATTCAAAATTTGATCAAGTATGCGACTATTTGCGTGATAGATATGGATGGACATGGTTTGATCAAGATCCAGAAGCATGGAAAAAAGTAAATCCAAAAATTGCTGCTAAGATTCAGGAATTAGAAGATAGGATTAATAAACTATCTAATATAAGTGGCGATAATAGAAATTTAAAAGGTCGTTCAAAAACAACGGCCAATTCAATATCAAAAGATTTTAAAAAATAATACAATATATATTACTTTTTTTCAAAAAAAAGGCCATATATTGTATTTACAAAAACCTAATATTGATATATAATAGTACCAATCATAAAACAAACTTTAATTAATACTTAGTAAATATGCGATTTGCTGAGTATATATTTTACGCTCAAGGGAAAATTATATGTTATTTCAAGAACAAATCTCAAGAAAACCAGACTTATATCCATGGACAAAAGACTTTATTGAAGCTATTTGGAAAGGATTTTGGACACCAGAAGAATTTAACTTTCGTTCAGATTATTCACAATTTAAATCAGATTTAAGTCCAGAAGAACGTGAGATTGTTGTTAAGACTATGTCAGCTATTGGTCAAATTGAAATTGCTGTTAAATCATTTTGGGCAGATGTGGGTAATCATTTACCACATCCATCGATTAAAGACTTGGGTTATGCTATGGCTAATTCAGAAGTCATTCATAATATGGCATATGAGAAAATTCTTGATGTCTTGCATTTGACTCATGTATTTGAAGAAAATCTAAATGAAAAAGTAATCAAAGGCCGTGTAGATTATTTGCGTAAGTATAACAATAAAGTTTATGCTGACGATAAAAAGCAATATATCTACTCTATCATGTTGTTTACATTATTTGTTGAAAATGTAAGTTTATTTAGTCAATTTTATATTATTATGCATATGAATCGTAATAAAGCTGTAATGAAAGATTGTGCGCAACAAGTACAATATACTCGAAATGAAGAAATGCTACATGCTCAAGTTGGTATTAAACTAATCAATACATTACGCGAAGAATACCCAGAATTATTTGATGCAGAATTGGAATCAAGAGTAAGAGAAGAATGCATTGAAGCTTTGAAAGCAGAAAGTAAAGTAATTGATTGGATTATGGGTGATTATGAAACAAAAGGTCTATCGGCTTGTATTCTTAAATCATTTATTGCTAAAAGAATGGCAGATTCCTTAGATCAAATTGGTTTTGATAATTCAGAGATTATATATAATCAAGATGATATTGATCAAACATTTTGGTTTGATGAAGAATTACTAGGAGCAAATATGACAGATTTCTTTCAAAAGAGGCCTGTTGAATACGCAAAAGGTCAGGGTATTACTGCAGATGATTTATTTTAAAGGATTATATAATGGGATTTGAGTGGGCTAATGATGATTCACGACTTTTTTTAAGTCGTGGATATATTGATGGAAATATGACAACTGAAGAGCGAGTAAGAATGATTGCTCAAGCTGCAGAAGAAATTCTTGATAAAGAAGGATTTGCTGATAAGTTTTATGATTATATGAGCAGAGGATTCTATTCTCTTTCGTCTCCAGTATGGTCTAATTTTGGTACTAAAAAAGGATTACCTATTTCGTGTAATGGTGTTTTTGTTGAAGACGATATGGCATCGATTTTAATGAAAAATGCTGAAGTGGGTATGCAAACTAAAATGGGTGCAGGAACTTCAGGTTATTTTGGATCTATTCGTGCTAGAGGCGAACCAATTAAATCTGGTGGAGTTGCTGATGGACCTGTCCATTTTATGAATCTTACAGAAACTCAAGTAGATGTTGTTGCGCAGGGATCTGTAAGAAGAGGATCTTTTGCTGCGTATTTGCCTATTGATTCACCAGATATTATGGAGTTTTTAGAGTGTCGTGAAGAAGGTTCTTCTATAATGCATTTGTCACTTGGTGTTTGTATCTCTGATGAGTGGATGCAATCTATGATTGATGGTGATGCTGATAAAAGAACTGTATGGGCAAGAGTACTTCGCAAGCGCAGAGAAAGTGGTTATCCATATTTGTTCTTTAGTGATACAGTAAATAATAATAAGCCTCAAATTTTAAAAGATCAAGATATTCCTATTTGGGCTTCTAATCTTTGTTCTGAGATTTGTTTGCCTTCAAGTGATGAATGGTCATTTGTATGTAATCTAGCATCGATGAATTGTGCTACATTTGATGAATGGTCTGAAACTGATGCAGTAGAAACAATGATTTGGTTTCTTGATGCTGTAATGGAAGAATATATTGAAAAAACTAAAGATATTCAGTTTATGCATTCTGCTTATAATTTTGCTTTACATTGGAGAGCATTAGGTTTAGGACAATTGGGATGGCATACATATCTTCAATCTAAAAGTGTGGCATTTGAATCATTTGAGGCACAAATGCTTTCTATGAAAATTAGTAAATTTATTGATGATAAGTCACTTGAAGCATCAAAAGAATTAGCAATTGAATATGGTGAACCAAAAGGTATGTTAGGAACCGGTGAGCGCAACTTAACACGAACTGCTATTGCTCCAACTACTTCATCATCATTTATTCTTGGACAGGTATCACCATCTATTGAGCCACTAGCATCTAACTATTTTACAAAAGATTTAGCAAAAGGTAAATTTACTTATCGCAATCCACATTTAAAAGGTGTGCTACATGATCATGGAAAAGATAATGAAGAAACTTGGGTAGATATTCTAAAACACGGTGGGTCAGTTCAACATCTTGATTTTTTATCTGAACACGAAAAAGATGTATATAAAACATTTAGTGAAATTACACCACTTTCTATTGTGCAACAAGCTGGCGGAAGACAAAAATATATCGATCAATCTCAATCATTAAATATTATTATTCATCCAGATATTCCAGCAAAAGATGTCAATTCTTTAATTATTGAAGGTTGGAAGTTAGGAGTTAAAACATTTTACTATCAAAGATCAGCAAACCCTGCGCAAGAATTAGTTCGTGATATTATGAACTGCGCTAGTTGCGAAGCGTAAGGAAGACTATATGTTACACTATTATATTGAGTGCGATTATTGTGACGCAGAATCACAAGTATCAACAGAAGACAAAGAGCCTGAATATTGCCCATGTTGTGGACATGAAATAAATGCTCAATTATTAGATGCAGAGGATAACGATTAATTTATATAAATAGTATTTTGTAATTAAGGAATACTATATTGTGGTTATTTGAAAATAAAGAGTTTGATCCAGCTGATTCTCGTATTGATGACTTAGCTGGATTTGTTTACTGTATAACTGATTTAAACAACGGTAAAAAGTATATTGGGAAAAAAACATTATGGTCCACAAGAAGACTTAAACCCTTAAAAGGTAAAACTAGACGAAGAGTAAAAAAAGCTCAATCTGATTGGATGAGTTACTATGGCTCAAATGAAGAAGTTAAGTTGCTTGTAGAAAATGATGGAGAAAATAGATTTAAAAGAGAAATACTAAAGTTATGTAAGACAAAAGGTCTTATGAGCTATTATGAGGCAAAAGAACAATTTGATCGTGAAGTCCTTTTTAATGATGAATATTATAATGAATTTATTGGATGTAAAATTCATTCAAAGCATGTAAAAGGAAAAGAATAATGTACGAATATAAATGTACTATTAATAGAGTAGTTGATGGAGATACTGTTGATGTAGATATTGATCTTGGATTTGGTATTGTGTTAACTGATGAAAGAGTTCGTGTAATGGGTATCGATACACCTGAATCTCGTACCAGCGATAAGGTTGAAAAAGTTTTTGGTAAAGCAGCTAAAGCAAGACTTCAAGAACTTCTTGGATCTGAAGGCGTGTTAAAGACTGAAATCAATAAAGATGGTGAAGATATGAAAGGTAAGTTTGGTAGAGTCCTTGGTGATTTTGTTGCTCCTGACGGACGTATGTGCACCGATATTCTTATTGATGAAGGTCATGCCGTTCCATATCATGGACAATCAAAAGCTGATGTTGAAAAGGGTCATTTAGCTAATCGTCAAAGATTAATGCAAGAAGGTAAAGTAGACGTAAAATTAATTCAAGAATTATCTGAATAAAAGGTTTACAATTGAGTAATACTATGATATAATAACTATATAATGAAAGGAATCAACTATGATTTTAATTGACTTCTCAGGTATTTCAATTGCACCTGTTGCAATGGGTTTAACAAATGCTGATGAAAATCTAATACGCCATATGATATTAAATAGTATTCGTATGTATCGTCAAAAGTTTAAAGACAAATATGGCGAAATAGTTATTGTATGTGATGCCGGCGGAAACTGGCGCAAAGATGTATATCCTGAATATAAAGGTAAGCGCAAAGAATCTCGTGAAAAATCTAAAATTGATTGGGAAGAAGCTTTTCGTTGTATTAATTTAGTTCGTGAAGAATTAAAAGAACATTTTCCATATAAAGTTATTCATCAATGGGGATGTGAAGCTGATGATTCTATTGCTGAAATAGTAAAATGGACTCAAGAGTTTGGTAATCATGAAGAGGTAATGATTGTATCTGCTGATAAAGATTTTCGTCAACTACAAAAATATGGTAATGTTCGTCAATGGTCAACAGCAACTAAGAAATTTGTAGATGAACCTAATCCTAGATTATATCTTGAAGAACACATTCTTACTGGATGTGGCACTGATGGTGTACCAAATGTATTATCAGACGATAAATGCTTTGTTGAAGGCCGTAGACAAACACCATTATCTGCTAAGAAAAAAGCAATACTACTCGAAGATCCAAAAGCTTTAGGTGATGAAATTTATCGTAATTATTTACGCAATAAAAAACTAATAGATTTAACGGAAAAATCAGAATGTCCTCAAAATATTAAAGAAGAAATTATAAATACATATGAAGCACAGGATCAGTGGGCAAATAAAAGTAAAGTGTTCCCATATCTTGTAGCTAAGCGTTGTAGAATGTTAGTTGAAAGTGTACAGGAGTTTATATAATAATGATAAGTGATATAATTAATGATACAAGAAAAGCTCGATCTAAAAAAGAAAAGATTGAGATATTGAAAAAGAATGAATGCTGGGCATTAAAAGATATTTTAAGAGGAACATACGACACTAGTGTTCAATTTAATATCCCAACTGGCCCCCCTCCACCATTTCAAACAAATGAAGGTTACAATGCACCATCTAATCTTTATAAAAGACATAAAGATTTTATTTCATTTGTTAAAGGTGGACCTGGTGACTCTATGCAAAAAGTAAAAAGAGAAAAAGCTTTTATTATTTTGTTAGAGTCAGTTGCGCCACCTGAAGCAGAATTAATTATTAATATGATTAATAAAACCCCAATAAAAGGAGTCACCAAAGCAGTAGCAAAAGAAGCCTTTCCAAATTTGATACAGAAATAAATATATAATGATTGGAAAATATACTTATAATTAGATTTATAGACGGGCCTTCTTCGGAAGAGTCTGTCTTTTTTTTAGGAGAACTAAAATGGTTTTACATAACAATCAAATAGCGAAATTACAAAAAGATTCTACTGAGCTCAAAGCTTATGTAGAGGAAATAAAACAA